AGAAAATGGCGCAATCACAGAATCATCACTTTCAGCTACATACCTTTCTGTATCTGTTCAGCCTTTCAAAGGCCGCGCAATTTCAACTGTTGAATTGATCGATCGCAGCCGTCCAGAGTACCTAACAGCTTTGCTTCAGAATCTCGAATTTGCTTATGCAAAAGAGACAGATGAGTATGCATTGGCAGCAATGCAAGCGGCAGTCACTACAACAACAGCACAGGCAGCAAATTCAGCAACCGGATTCCTTGGATACACATCTCAGGCAGCTTCCGCTGTTTATCAAAATTCACTCGGATTTGCTCGCTCATTGATCGTTTCTCCAACACAATGGGGCAACATCATGGGTTACAACGACAACGGCACACCACTTTACAACGCAGCACAGCCATCAAATCAGGCTGGCGATGTTCGCGGTGACAGATTGCAAGGCCGAGTCTCACCGGGTCTGAATCTTTATGTTTCACGCTCATTTGGTAACGCTGGAACAACAACAGCTGATGGCGATTCTTCAATGGTAGTTGTGAACCCAGATTCATACACATGGTACGAAAGCCCACGCTTTACGCTACGCACAAACATCAACAGCGATGGAACAATTGACATCCTGTACTACGGCTATGGCGCACTAGCTGCCAAGGTGCCAAATGGTGCACAGTTTAACAACCTCGCTTAATTAACAATCAATCATCGGTGATGGTCGCTCCCGAACATCGCTGATACGAAAGGAACCGAGATGCCAGCAATTGTCACAGCCTCACAGCTGAGGTCGATTCTTGGTGTCTCGGTTTCTTTGTATTCAGATGCACAGCTTGATTCATTTATTGATTCAGCTGAACAAACGATTTTGCCTTTACTTACGCAATACCAATCATCGGTGACTTTTGCCAATGTGAGTGATTCCGTCATTTATTTCACCACAATGCGGCCAAATTATTTTGTGCCGGGTCAATCTGTTGTTGTTACCGGGGCCGGAGCTTACAGCGCGACTTATACAGTCACCGATGATCGGATTGAGCCTTACCTTTTCACAGCTGCAACAGCTGAAGCTGATCGAACTTATCCATTGCCATTTATCCCAGCTGCAACAGCGACATTGAGCGGATCATCGGCAGCCGCTTTGTACGCATCCACACCACCAATTGAAAATGCAATCTTGGTTGTGGCGGTTGAGATTTTCCAGAGCATTACAGCTCCCGGCAACCAAATCATGTCAGACAATTTTCAGCCGGCACCATTTGTGCTCGGCCGCAGCTTGACCAATAGAGTCATCGGCCTCTTAGGCCCATTTATTGATGTTGAAACGATGTGCCAATGAGCATTGAATCGGTTGTTCGCACACCACTAAAAAACGCGCTGTCATCTATTGCCGCCAATGTGTACAACGGCATCCCAGAAACAATGACCAGCCCATCAATTTGCTTGATTCCAGATGCACCTTATTTGGAAAGCGTTTTAATTAATGGCGCAACAACAAAAGTCAAAGTCAATCTGACTGTGACTGGTGTTGTCACTTATGCCAACAATGCGGCAGCTCTTGACAATCTCGAAACATTGATGATTAACATCATCAGCGCAATGCCGGGCGGTTATGAAGTCGGCAATGTAAATCAACCGCAACCATTGGAAGTCGGTGCTGGTAAATACCTCACGGCCGATTTACAAGTAAGCACTTACTACACCAATTAAGGAGAAAAAATGGCAACGACAATCATCACCGGCAGAGACATCACTTTCACCATTGATAGTGACAATTTCGATGCACAGGCAACCTCAGCAATTTTGACTGTTGATTCAACGATTAATACATTTCAGACATTAGACGGCAAGGCGTATTTTACAACCGATTCGCAAGGATCTTTTGCGGTTGAAATGTTGGCAGATTGGGGAGCAACTGGATCGCTTTGTGAAGCGTTATGGACAGCAGCCTCATCAGCTCCAAATACAGCATTGCCTGTTGTACTTGTAGCAGATACAGGCGCATCATTTGCGTTTTCTGTGCAACCAATTTTCCCATCAGCTGGTGGATCAGCACCAGATGCACAGACTGTTTCATTGACATTTACTTGTGTTACAACACCAGTTTTGACAATTAGCTAACAAAGGAGATCGGGAGCATGAAACTAGCAATCACGATGGAATTCACAAATGGGGAGAGCGCGACCTATACCGCGCTCCCACCAGAGTGGATGAAATGGGAACAAAAAACCGGAAACACGATTCAGCAAGTATCTGAGAAATTGGGCATTGCTGATTTGATGTTTTTGGCGTACCACGCAATGAAGCGCGAATCGGCCGGAAAGCCTGTGAAGCCTTTTGAGGTTTGGTGCGAATCTGTGACCGACATAAACATGGGAGAAACCGAAAACCCAAAAGCTACGAGCCGGGAACAATAAACCGGATCATTTGGGAATTGGCGATCACCACAGGATTGTCGCGATCAGAGTTTCAAACCGCTGAGGACATTTTAACTGTTTTTGAGATTCTAAGGATACGAAATGGCAACTGAGACAATCGCTTATGACAAGAGCGATTTGCGCGGCATTTTGCAAGCTTTCAAAGCCATGGATGATCAAGCTGTATCTGAGGCCAAAGCTGTTTCAAATGGCTTGGCCACTTATGTGCAATCCAAAATCATCGCAACAGCTGGAGGCCGGCCAAATAAAGCCGCATCTCGCGTTGCTCAAGGATCACGGGTAAGCAAGTCATCAAAGATTGGTGAATTGTCATTTGGCTTTGTATCTCAAAAATTCAGCGGTGGCGGTACGACTCAACAGCTTTGGGGCGGTTATGAATTTGGATCAAATAAATTTAAACAATTCCCGGTGTGGTCAGGTCGTGAAGGTCGCGGATCAAGAGGATACTTTATTTATCCAACATTGAGAGCTGAACAACCTCACATCATTGCTGAGTGGGAAAATGCTTTCACAAAGATTTTGAAGGAGTGGTGATGGCCGGTCAATCAAGAACGCTCAAGCTTTCGATTCTGGCCGATGTCGATCAGCTCAAAAAAAGCCTTAGCACGGGCACAAAAGAGGTTGATGGATTTGCTGGCAAGCTTGGTGGATTTGCTAAAAAAGCCGGTGCAGCTTTTGCCGTAGCTGGAGCAGCTGCCGCAGCTTATGCTGGCAAATTGCTGGTCGATGGGGTCAAGTCTGCAATTGAGGATGAAGCCGCACAAGCCAAATTGGCAACCACGCTCAAAAATGTCACCGGTGCCACGAATAACCAGATAAAAGCTGTTGAGGATTACATCAGCAAAACAGCCTTGGCCAATGGCATAACCGATGACCAATTAAGGCCATCGCTGGATCGATTGATCAGATCAACAAAGGATGCGACCAAAGCTCAAGAATTACAATCTTTGGCATTAAACATTGCAGCTGGTACCGGTAAGGATTTGTCAGCTGTTTCTGAGGCATTAGGTAAGGCCTACGATGGCAATTTGGGTGCACTTAAGCGTTTGGGTGTCGGCATTGATGATTCAATTATCAAATCAAAGGATTTCGATGCTGCCGCTGCCGCATTATCAAAAACCTTTGAAGGTCAAGCATCAAAGCAAGCTGAGACATTTCAAGGCAAAATGGCGCGGCTAACTGTCGCATTTGATGAAGCAAAAGAAACTGTCGGATCGTATGTGCTCGATGCGCTTACACCATTGGTGAGCAACATCGTCAGCAAAGGCATACCAGCACTCACAGATTTTGCAAAAAATTTGGGCGAATCATTGGGGCCAGCTTTTGGCAAGATTGTCAAAGTCGTGCGCGATGATCTTTTGCCGATTCTCGTTTCATGGTGGAAATTCTTATACAACGAGGTAATTCCAGCAATCGGATCTGTTGTGGGGCCAATCCTCGAAGGTTTAAAATCTGCATTTGATAAAATCAAAAAAGCCATTTCGGATAATTCAGCCGAATTGCAACCATTTTATGATGCGCTTGAAAATGTTTGGGATTTCATTAAAAAGTATTTGGCACCACTTTTGGGCGGTGTTTTCAAAACCGGGCTTGAGGCAATTGGCACAATTGTGGGCGGCTTAGTTACAGGCTTTTCAAAGCTTGTTGGTTTTATCAATAACACAGTCACGGCCATCACAAAGTTTGTAAATTATGTCAAGGATAATCCGGTGACTCGCTTTTTCTTTGGCGATTCAAATGACAAATCATTGAAGGCTGGCACAGGATTTGACATGGGAGACACAGGCTCAAGTGGCGGCGGTTTTGACACAGGTTTTGGCAGCGGTGGAGGCGTATTTGCGCCATCCGCTGATTCGCCTACATTTACCGGCGCACCACTTTCAGCCTATTCACCAGCAATGCAAGCTGCAATTTTGAGGCGTGAGGAAGTCAAAGCCGAAACCGAAAGATTGCGCAAAGCTCGTGAGGAAAAGGCAGCGGCCAGATTAGCGGCCACCGGTGGGCTTTCAACAGCTGAAAGAATTGTGATCAATGTAAACGCTGCATCAATCATCGATGAGGAAGGCTTTACTCGTGCAGCCACCTCAGCATTAAATAATTCAACCTATCGTGGCACCAATGGTGCATCAAATCTGGTCTTTACATAATGAGCATTTTTAATCCTGTTTGGCGTGTGATTATTGGTGGCACAGAATTCACCAACTATGCATTGGCCAACCTTTCAATCACATCCGGCCGCACAAACATTTATGAGCAAGCAAATGCCGGGTATGTGAATCTAGAGCTTATCAACCTTGATCAATCCATCATCGACATTGAAATCAATGATGCTGTGACTATTGAGCTGCAAGATTCGACAAATACATTTGTGCCGATTTTTGGAGGAACTGTCACAGAATTTGACATTGGCATTGTTGCATCGGGTGTTGTAGGTATCAATCAATCGGTGTCAATTTTGGCTTTGGGTGCATTGGCTAGATTGCCAAAAGCTTTAACCGAAGGCGTTTTAGTTAAAGATTTTGATGGTAATCAAATCCTGTCAATTCTTACCGATCTTTTGGTGAACTCATGGAACGAGGTGCCGGCAGCTTTACAATGGAGCACATACGATCCAACGACTCAATGGCAAGATGCCGAAAACACCGGATTGGGTGAGATCGATACACCAGGTAGCTATGAGCTGGCCAACCGATCATCATCGACCACCAATGTTTATGCTTTGGTTTCAGCTTTAGCAACATCTGGATTGGGCTACATCTACGAGAACGCATTGGGCCAAATTTCCTATGCCTCGGCAGATCACCGATCAATTTATTTGGCCACAAATGGTTATACCGATGTATCAGCGGCTCAAGCCATAGCCAATTCGCTTTCGATCCAGACTCGTGCCGGTGACATCCGAAACGAAATTGTGATCAAGTACGGCAACAATTCAGCCAATGAGGTTGTGGATTCTGATGCAACATCGATTGGCTTATACGGCAAATTAGCTCAAATCATCACAACCACAATTGAAAATCAAAGCGATGCCGAGGATCAGGCGGCTTTCTACTTAACGCTCCGATCTTACCCACAAGCCAATTTCAACCAAATCACATTTGAGCTGACAAATTCAGAAATCGATGATGCCGACCGCGATGCCTTGATCAACATTTTTATGGGATTGCCATTGCGCATCAATGATCTGCCGCTCAACATGGCAGCTGGCACATACCTTGGTTTTGTTGAAGGTTGGACATGGCGTGCCTCGTATAACACAGTATCGGTCACGGCTATTCTTTCCCCATTGGCATTTTCATTGCAAGCCATGCAATGGCAAGATGTCGCAATTTCAGAAGCATGGAACACAATCAGCGGCAGCCTCACATGGGCTGATGCGTTAGTCG